GTTCAACATTAAATTCTTTACTACAACCTAACTTATATAATAAACCATCAACAACGAACTCTAAATATTGTTTCATTAAATTAGAATTCATCCCAATTAATGAAACAGGTAGTGATTCAGTTATAAACTCCTTTTCAATCTCTAACGCTGAAAGTAATATTTCTTTAATTCTTTTCTCACTTGGTTTGTTAACAATATGGTTATTTAACAAGTGAATTGCGAAATCACAATGAAGATTCTCATCTTTAAAAATTAATGAGTTAGCATCACATAATCCTTGCATAATCCCTCTCGATTTTAACCAAAATATTGAACAGAACGAACCTGAAAAAAAGATTCCTTCAACCGCAACAAACGCTATCAATCGTTCTTGGAACGATGAGTTTTCAATCCAATCCAAAGCCCATTTAGCTTTTTTCTGAACTGCCGGTAGTCTGTCAATCGCGTGGAAACAATCGTCCTTTTCTTTTGAGTCTGTGATATAAGTATCAATCAATAACGAATAAGTTAATGAGTGTTCGTTCTCCATCGCAATTTGAAATCCATAGAAGAATTTAGCCTCAGCATACTGAACCTCTCTTGCGAAGTTCTCAGCGATGTTTTCATTAACAATACCGTCAGACGCTGCGAAAAACGCTAAAATATTTTTAATGAAATATTTTTCATTATCTGATAAATTACTCCAATCTCGGATATCATCACTTAAATCAAATTCTTCGGCCGTCCAAAACGCCGCTTTGTGTTGTGCATAAAATTCCCAAATATCGTGATATTGGATTGGGAACACTACAAATCTATCAGGATTTGTTTTTAAAATTGGTTCTATATTATTTTCCATATTATTGTTCATCTTTTTTATTTTCATCATCTTTTTTCTTCTGTGCGTCACGTTCTTTACGTCTCTCCAATAACTCACGAACTTTATCACGTTGTTTTTGGTCGTTTTGTTCTTCAAGACCTAAGAATGTAACTGAAGATTCAGTATCAATATCTAACATTCCATTGTCAAATTTACAGTTTTCAAACACAACACCATCTTCACCAATACGTGACTTAGTAATCGCAATAGTTGCCAATTTCAATTCTTTTTGTTGTAGTGACTTAGCAACTGTTATAATAACGTGACCTACTTGAGCTTTCTTAATAGAACCACCCATTTGGTCAGTAGTTACAACGTCAGCTGAAATAGATTGTCTATTACCTTGTGTTGCCGTCCACCCAACTAAATTTAACTCGTGACACAATGCTTCAAACGCTCTCATTACAGAACCTTCCGATTTCCATTCATCACCTAAGTTTCTATCAGGTAATACACAGTCAATGTAGTCTAACGATATCATATCAAGTTTAACACCATCAGCAATCATCTTTCTAACCTGATTCTTAATTTGTAACATCGTCATAGTATCTGACGGTAACTTTTTCAAAATTAATTGATTTGGCATTGACGTTTTGATTTCACTTACACGTTTCAACACCTCATCTTTCTTCAAAGTTAATTCATCAGGATGAACCTTAGTCCACAAAACTATATGTTTTCTTTGAATAATCTTAGGATTATCTTCAAAAAATATTTGTAGGACGTTATAACCTAAGTTAAATGCGTGATTTGTAATCTTAGTCATTAGAGTTGTTTTACCAACCCCTGTTGGTGCCAATACGACACCAATCTCACCTTTAGCCAAACCACCTTTTAAGAGTCTATCAATCCCCGAAATACCCATTGGTATCGGATGTCTATAATCCTCATTTAAAACGTCGTCTAAGTTAGAGAAAACGTTAGTCATACCATCTTCTCTTTCCCCAACTTGTAATGCAGTTCTCACTAATTGTTCTACTTTGTCGTAGTTTTCGAACTCACCACCATCAATAATTTTTTGGGCTTTCCCCATTACTTTTTGAAGTTCTTGTTGTTTACAAAACTTCATCGCTTTTTCTTGAACGAATTCACCACCTTCTATTGGTGCGTCTTTAATTTTACCAATTGTGTCAATAACTATTTTTGAAGCGGTCTCTTGTTGTAATTCCGACTTAGTTATTTGTTCCAAAGTATCAAACGTTGGTGTGTGTTCGTATTTTACATAGTATTCTTTAATCATCTGAATGATTAATTTGAAATACTTGTTCTCAAAATAAGCAACATCAATCACGTCGATAATTGACCTAGAAAAGTCTTTATCTAAAATAATTTGGTTTAATAACTGTAATTGGAAACCACTTCCTAAGTACTCAAAATTTTTATTTTTACTCATATATCTTTTTGTATTTTTAGATAAATATTACGACTCTAAACTAACTTCAGCATATTCAAAAGATAAATTTTTCGATGAAAAAATGTCAGTTAATGATAAAAGTAAGTTTTTTAGGTGTGGTCTTACATCCACGGTATATCTTATTTTTGGAGGGTAGATTTTAGCGTCGATTTGTCTATGACAAATTGTTACATCACCTTGTTTGATGAAGACATTAAAATACTCAGGACCTTCAATAAACGAAGTATCCATAACCGCAGGATTATTAACAATCTCATACATATTATCTAACATATATGTTACAGTTTTCATCTTTAATTGATACACTAAATCGTGTTTGAAATCTTTAATCAAGTCGTATAACTCAACTGAAGTTTTAGCCTTTGGGTTAAAATCTTTCACGTTAAAAAAACGTTGAACGATAATGTTATCGTTAACCATCATTAAAAACTCTAATTTCGTTGATTCGTTTTGTTCTTTCATAATTTTACTTTTTAAACTTTCGTTTTTCTTTTCTTGTTAATTTTAAAAAGGGGGTTAAAAAACTCACCCAAGCATTGTCACCTTTCGGTAGGAACTTAAAGAATCCGTCTTCCATCATCATCTTGATTACGTTCCTGTGACCTCGACCATCCGGGTCTAAGGTTTCAGAATAATATTCATTTACTACGTTTTTCCCATCTTCAGTAATTAAAGGGTTTGACAAATCTACTATTTTCTCATTTATAACAAAAAATTCATCACCAAATATTCCACTCTTAGTTTTACCCGTTAAAAGATTTTGTAAAACTTTGTTGTCTTTATCTTCTTTGTGTAGAAGTTCTGCCTTTTGTATAATATCGGTGAATTTTACCTCTCGGTCAAGTATCTCAGGAAATAATTTAACCAAAGTCTTATCCCCAAGGTAATAGATACCATCTATGTTATCCGATTTATCACCGGCAATTATCTTGTAAGTCTTAACGTTATAGTGGGGGATTTCAATATCCTTAAACTTAATGTTGTCACCAAGTTTAAAATATTGTTTCAAATCAGGTAAATAAATTCTAACATCTTCGGAAATCAATTGAGTTAAATCACGGTCTCCTGAGTATATCGTTTTATCTTCATCAGGTGAGATTTGACAATAATAAGCAATCAAATCATCAGCTTCGTTCTTATCGACCAACACCTGTCTTATAAACAACTCTTCCAAGTATTGTTTAACACGTTCCTTTTGTTCGGTAATAGAATCTTCTTTGGTTAAATCAAAAGGGGTCTTTCGATTTGCTTTGTATTGGGGGTATAATATTTTTCGTGACAATGAATTTTCATCACCATCCCAAAATACAACAACTTTATCAAACCCTTCAGTTTCAATAAAACGTCGTAATGTGTTTATAAAGTGCCACACACCACCTATGTGTTTTCCGGAGTGAAAGAAATCTTTCACCCCATGAACACCAATTTTAATTAGGTTGTTTCCGTCAACCAATAAGGTTTTAGTCATTTTTTACCATTAAATGGTTCTACAATCAATCTTCGAATTCTTCTTCTTCCTCAATAGAAACAAATGATTCACTAAGTTTAAAGTCACCTTCACCACCTAATTTTTTGTTCCAATATTCAGAATACTCTTTTTTGTATTTCTCAATAGCGGTTTTATCATCTTTGATATAACCTTGAGGAACCGCCAATATCTTACCATCTTTAAACGATAAACCATTAACGTGGTTCTTCAATATTGAGATTTTTGTTCTTGTTGCGTATACAACAGTTCTACCATTTTTAGTTGCGGTAATATGATTGATACCGGCTTTCTTTTGATTACCAAATAAGAACACTAATGAAGATGCTAACCATATCGCCTCACCACCTTTAGCTTTAATCTCAGGTTGTCCGAATGGATTATCAGGTAATTCAACCCAAGGTTGATTAATCACAACCAAACTAGCCCAATAAGGAACATCTTCTTTTTTAGTTTTAGATATTCTTGCCGAAATACCCATACCGATTTTGTCCGCAAAAGTTGCCGCGTTGTGTTGTTTACCCCCTTTACCATCAAATGTCATCTTACATGGTATTGAACCTACTGAATCCCATAAAAATAGAATATTATAAGGAATCTCACCTTTGTCTTGAGCATCCAAGATTTGATTAACGAATTCAGTTGCTTGTTCAATGTAATCAAAACTATCGTTGAAGATAAAGTTACCATCCCATTCACCTTCAGGGTTTTGTTCCGCCTGAAGTCCTAATTCAACCGCGTGACCCCAATTCCATTTTCTTTCAGTAATAATAAAGACAGGTAAATCACCTTGTTTTTGTGCGTTCGCCGCAGCCAAAATCATTGCCGTAGTTTTAGATGAGTTTGAGTGACCTAAAAACATATTGATGTGACCTTTACTTGGTCCTGGTAATCCACACGCCTCTGTAAACTCTTCACCACAATCATAAAAACTATCAGGTTTATATTTAGTTTTTGTTGAAAACTTACCTTTAATTGAATCTAATGAGAATTCTTTTTTCTTTACTGCCATATATTGTGTTATTTAAAATAAAAGATAAAAAAAGGTAGTGATTAAGTCAACCACTACCTATCTATAGGTTTTTTTATTTAGAATGGTAAATCTTCATCAGAATCGTCATTCACTTGTGGGTCCGCATAAACCTCAGTTTTTGCTTTAGTTCCACCAAATGATTCTACACTCTCAGTTGAGTCTCCGTAAGCGTATTTACCCAATTCAGTACTCCATTTTGGTGTTTCTCCACGAGCAATCGCCTCAAGATACTCAACAGGTTTTTTAGAGTAAACATCTCTCCAAGTTAACACATCGTTAGACCAAGATTTTTTTGTTTCCTCATCTTCATGTAAAGGTGCTGGGTCATCATACATAATTGTTTGAATAACGGTATACTCTTTACCTTTAGGTGTTTTAGCCTTAGTTAATTCAAGGATTAAATCACGACCTTTTTCAGAATCGGTAACATCACCTTTATTTCTCCAAATAGGAATGATTTTATCTAAAATACCTTCATTCTTATAGTTGTGTTTAAAACGCCAGAATTTAGGACCATCTTGTTCGTTATCACGGTCGATAACTTTAACAATGTAGAACTTACGAGATTTATATTCTGAAGCTAATTTTTTATCACCTTCAATTAATAACTCCTCATAAACTTCATTTAACGGTGAACGTTCATTATCCATTGCCGGGTCGTATAATTTAATATACTTACCATCAATCAACATTTCGTGAAACATAGCTTCTACGAAAGGTGAGGAACCGTCTGCCGTTGGGAGAATTCTAAGTCTTTTTTGACCTTGTTTTTCATTATCACCTAAGATAGCCGCGAAGTATCTTTTCATTCTGTCTTCTTGAGACATTTTTGGGGTAAAGTTACCCGTTTGTTGTGCTTTCTCGTACTGAGCTAACACTGCATCTAAACTGTTTGTCGCCATAAATTTTAATTTATATTATTTGTTTATTTAATTATAAGCC